ATTCATTATTTGATTCGATCCAAACCCCACAGAAACAACAATCATACCCGCCATATAATGTGGTAAAGAAAGATGATAATCATTACTTGATTGAAATCGCAGTGGCTGGATTTCAATCAGATCAGATTGATTTGACTTTAGAGAAGGGTGTATTAACGGTGAAAGGTACAAGACTTCTTACCGATGATATAACTGATTATGTTCATAAAGGAATTTCAACAAGAGACTTTACAAGAGCATTTACATTAGCCAAAACCATTAAGGTTGTTGGTGCTGATATCGTAGATGGTGTCTTACTAATTGGTCTTGAAAATGAAGTACCAGAGGAAGAGAAACCACAAACAATTAACTTAGGTGAATTTAGCAATAAGGCTAAAGAACTACTACTAGGTTAAATGTAATATACAGTATACATTAAACCGTATACTGTATACCACACTATACAATGGAGAAATATATGAGTGAACCTCAAATCGTAAGACTAGTAACAGGCGAAGAACTTCTATGTACAATTATAGATACTAACCCGCTCCACGTTACAATCGAAACACCTTTAATTATTATCCCTACATCAGATGGCAAGATTCAATTCTTACCGTACATGGGTTATGCCGACTTTAAAACTTTACCGATCCGGGTACAAGATGTAATGTTCGTTGTTAATCCTTCAAAACAATTGTCTGATAAATATAAGGAAGCTACCGGTGCTATTATGACACCGGCCTCAAAAATAGTTACATAAACGGTGTACATTTGCTGTTAATTGTGTTATAATAGATACATGATTAATAAAAAAATATATACTAATGCATATCGATACGGCAATAAAATTCGCTATATCGGCTATGAAGACGGAAAGCGTGTCCAACGCGCTATCCCTTTCAAACCTACTCTTTACGTAACCTCACAAGATACTTCTTCTAAATGGAAATCTCTTGACGGGAGTAACATTGAACCTATCGACTTTAGTTCAATGAAAGAAGCTTCAGACTTTGTCAAGCAATATTCTGGTGTAGACCGGTTTAACATATATGGTAATACCAATTATGCTATTCAATATCTGAATCAAGAATTCCCTGGCCAGATCAAATGGGATCCTAAACATATCAACATAACCTCTATCGATATTGAAACAAAATTCGAAGACGGCTTCCCTCACCCTGATATAGCAGATCAAGAGGTGACCGCAATCACATGCAAAAATAACATTGATGATATCTATTATGTCTTTGGTTGTGGTGAATATGATGTTGAGAAGTCATATATGCAAACCAACCAAGTGATATACACTAAATGTAATGATGAGAAAGAATTGCTTATGCGATATGTTATTCATATGCAAGATGTAGATATCATCACCGGTTGGAATGTACGTTTCTTTGATATACCATATCTTGTAAATAGAATTGCATCGGTATGTGGTGAAACTATAATGAAGAAGTTATCGCCTTGGGGTGATATTGCAGAACGAAAGATTGAAACCTTTGGTCATGAACGACAAACCTTTGAGTTAAAAGGTGTAACTATTCTTGACTATCTTGAAATATATAAGAAGTTTACGTATGTACCAAGAGAATCGTATAAACTAGATCATATTGGTCATGTTGAATTAGGTGAGAAGAAGTTATCCTATGAAGAGTTCGGTGATCTTAACATACTATATGCAAAGAACTATCAAAAGTTTATTGACTATAATATTAAAGACGTTGAGTTGATCGATCGCCTTGAGGATAAGTTAGGTCTTATTACGCTTGCAATGACAATGGCATACAAAGGTGGCGTTAACTATAATGATGTTATGGGTACTGTTGCTATTTGGGATTCAATTATTTATCGTGATCTAGACATGATCGGTGTAGCTATTCCTCAACCAAAATCTCATAAGAAAGAATCTTATCCGGGTGGATATGTTAAAGATCCTATGGTCGGCAAGCATGACTGGGTTGTATCGTTTGACTTGAACTCACTTTATCCTTCGATCATTATGCAGTATAACATGAGTCCTGAAACTATCATTGCGGGTAAAGACTTGCAAGTGACAGTGGATACTATATTAGATAATAAAGTTAAGAACTCAAGGCCTGATACGGCACTAGCCGCTAATGGTGTACGATTCGATACTTCTAAGCAAGGTGTACTCCCTCGTATTATTGAAGAGATGTACGAAGAGCGTGTATTAATTAAACGAAAAATGTTAAAAGCACAACAGGATTTAGAGAATTGTGATAAGACAAATAAGACTGCAATTTATGAAGCTGAGAAAAGAATAGCTATTGCTAAGAATAATCAGATGGCGATCAAGCTTCTTTTAAACTCGTTGTATGGTGCTATGGGTAATATATGGTTCAGATACTTTGATATACGTATTGCTACTGCCGTAACATTATCTGGACAAGCCACGATCAAATGGGCAGAGAAACATCTTAATGAATATTTAAACAAACTAATGGAGACAAATGGAAACACTGATTATGTTATTGCTATTGACACTGATAGTGTTTACGTCAACCTGGGTCCTCTTGTACATAAGCTTAACCCTCCTAACCCTGTTGACTTCCTTGATCAAGTTTGTGGCGGTAAATTGGAGAATGTCCTTGTTAACGCTTATAATGATTTATACTCTAGGTTGGGTGGTATCACTAATAAAATGGTCATGGGTAGAGAAGTTATTGCTGATCGAGGTATTTGGACAGCTAAGAAACGTTACATCTTAAATGTACATGATAACGAAGGTGTTCGATATACTAAGCCCAAGTTAAAGATTATGGGTATTGAAGCTATTAAGAGTTCTACCCCTGAGATATGTCGTGATGAATTAAAGAGTTTATTCACGACGATTATGACTAAGGACGAAGAAAGTGTTCAAAAACAAATTGCAGACTTTAAACAAGTATTCGTGTCAGCATCACCAGAGCAAGTAGCATTCCCTCGTGGTGTTAACGAGCTTGATAAATGGAAGGATAGCGAAACTGTATATTCGAAAGGTACACCTATTCATGTTCGTGGTGCACTCATTCATAACAATTTTATTACAGAGAATAGACTTAAACGTCGTGTGAATCTAATTACACCAGGCGACAAGATTAAATTCACATATCTTAAGAAGCCTAATCCAATAAAGGAGAATGTAATCTCTTTCATTGATTATCTACCAAAGCAACTTAAGTTAGAATCATATATAGATTATGATATGCAATTTGATAAGACATATATGAGTGTGATAACACCGATTTTAGATTCGATCGGATGGAAAGCAGAACCAGAATTCACTTTAGAAAACTTTTTTTAAGGGTGTACTTTTACTGAGAACTATGGTATAATAGATATATAACGGAGAAAATATAATGAGTATAAATTGGCCACTAGACATGCACAAGATGCATGACAAATATGGAATTAACACACTAGTAAAGGGGATGGATGTAAGTACACTATCATCGTTTATTAGATTTAGAGCTGAATGCGTCCAAGAAGAAGTGGATGAGTTTAAAGATGCTATTAAAGCGAATGATGCTGAGGAGATGGTAGATGCACTAATCGATATGTGTGTATTTGCTATTGGAACATTAGACTTAATGGAAGTTGATGCTAACGAAGCATGGAATAAAGTTCTTAAAGCTAACATGGATAAGAGCGTTGGTATTAAAGAAGGAAGACCCAATCCTTTAGGACTACCAGATCTTATTAAACCTGAAGACTGGACAGCGCCGGATCATTTAGGCAATCATGGTGGATTCATTTACGTAGTATAATGACCGAGTTAACTCTTTACAAATCGATATACGATAATAAAACCCATAAGCGAATGAGCTTCGATTCATTTGCAAAGTTTGAAGACATGTTATATACACTGTCTAAGAAACCATTGCCCGACAAGCAATCAGCAATGTTAATGACACCTGCTATCTATTTACCTGACACGACCAGAGCAAATGATAACGTTGTATCGTGGGCTGGTTGGGCCGCGGTAGATGTTGATGTTGATGCTGAACAGATTTTAAAGGAGTTAACTAAAGAGTATTATTATGTATGTTATTCGACGGCATCGTCTACTAAAGAGAAACCTAAGTTTAGATTGGTATTCCCCTTAAGTAATGATGTTCCAGCTGATAAGATCAAACACTTTTGGTATGCTCTCAATAAAGAATTAAATGATATTGGTGATCCCCAAACAAAGGATCTATCGCGCATGTACTACATACCCGCTACGTACGCAGGCGCAGACAACTTCATCTTTACAAATAAAGGTGATGTAATGAACCCTAATGCTATTATGCTAAAGCATGATTATGTAGAGAAGACCGGTGGCAGCTTCATAGATAAGTTACCACCTGCGATCAGGGAACAAATGTTAGCACATCGTAGGAGCGTACTAACAAACACAGACATACACTGGACAAGTTATCATGATTGCCCATTTGTAAATAAAAAACTGGTAAATGAATATAGACTTATCAGTGAAACTGGATGGTATTCTAAGATGTATGGCATTATGCTAAACATTGCCGGGAATGCACTTCGCAAAAAATATCCAATAACGGCGTTGGAGATAACAACACTATGTAAGGAGATCGACAATGAGACAGGACAATGGTACAAAAATCGAGCATTTGTCAAAGAAGCTGAACGGGCTATTGAGTATGCCACAGCAGACAGTCCCGCTAGAGTTTATTCATTTTAGAAATAGAGAATGGGCAAAGGGAACATATAAGAAGAAACTGGGAATGGATTCACTATTCCTTGAATGGTTATTACTTAAGCATGACCAGATTGAAGATGCTACAAGCTTAGGTCAAGGCTGGGAAAGTGATGGGATATTAGATGGATTTAAATTAGATTTTAAAGAAATTCAAAATCAGCATAGAACCTTTGGCATTCATACAAAAGAGAAATTCGATCAATACAAAGGCAATTATGATAATGAATTGCTAGACCTCGTAGTGTTTTACTCAACACGCCGTAATTATAAAAATCCTAGATTATTAAAGGCTGGTGATAACGTTAAATTTTATTACCGAGGTCTTATTGATGTACAGGATATGCTTAATGAATCTAAGCCTAGTCATTACCCTAGGGGTTATAAATTCATTTCTTTAAACAATCAATTAATCACTAAATAGCTATGTACTTTTACTGAGAACTATGGTATAATAGATATATAAAGGAGAAAAATGAAATTAGATAATGGTAAACCAAACATAGCACTTATCCCGCCAGAAGTGTTATTACAAATGGCTGAAGTCTTTGGCTTTGGCGCAGAGAAATACGGTATGAACGATTGGCGGAAAGATTATGGTGAATGGTCAAGAACATATTCATCTATTCAACGACACCTCAATGCATTTTGGATGGGAGAAGATCTTGATCCTGAATCAGGCAAACCCCACTTAACACATGCATTAACACAAATAGCAATACTATTAATGTATTACCATGAACATAAAGATATGGATGACAGATATAAAGGAGAAGAAAAATAATGTTTGTAGTACAAAATATAAAGTTTCCAACAGTCTATACACATGTAGACAGCACACAAAAGATTGCTATTTATCATAATAATAAAGATGGCAAATACACCACCCGGTTTTATGTTAACAATTATCAACCTAAAGATAAGCGATATCCGCAACGAAGCTTCGGTAAGTCTTTCAAAACAATGGGTGAATCTTTAGATTTTGGTGAAAAGATATGTAGTCACTTATCTAAATTTGACGCGAATGATGAACGTGCACTTAAACGAATTTATGAGGAAACAAAATGAAGAAAATGAACGTAAGTGATATAAGAGAACATTTCAAACAGGCCTTAGCTAAAGAGGAATTCACCATTGATAAGACTGGAGCTAAGACTATTGAATTAATCGGAGCTTCTTTTATTGCTGATGAGAATGCTATCTTCGGCAAACCAGTTGATGGTTATATTGCTAAAGAGATTGAATGGTATGAGAGTATGTCAACTAATATCAATGACATTTATGGTGACGAACGTGATGCTCCTGCAGCTTGGAAATATGCTGCGGATAAGCATGGCAATATCAATTCAAACTATGGTAAGTTAATATTCTCTAAAGAATATCATAACCAATATTTTAATGTTAGAAATGAATTAGTTAACAACCCTGATGGACGAAGAGCTGAAATGGTTTACAATCGCCCATCGGTTTGGACCGAATTTGATAAAGGTGGTATGTCAGACTTCATCTGTACTAATGCAGTTACATATTATATCAGAAACAAGCAAATCCACTGTGTTGTTCAAATGAGATCTAATGATGTAGTCTTTGGATATAAGAATGATTACGCTTGGCAAAAGTATGTATTAGACTCTTTAGTTAAATACATTAACTTACATGAAGATCATCCGGACGAGTTATCAACTGGTGATATCCATTGGCAAGTACAGAATCTCCACGTATATGAAAAACACTTTAGCTTGGTAGAATAACATGAGTAAAATATTTAATATAGGAGTTATATAATGAAAGTTGCTTTTATCTTTGGAAAGGGCATCGAAGGATGCGGCGTTACTAAAGGCGCAAACATATTTGAATCTTGGTTAGTGTCACAAGGACATGAAACCATTGTAGTTGATTTTGACAACAAACAAAAATTTGGTCGTGCTAAAGATACTGAATGGAAAAGTACTATCCATCGTGTTGAATCTAATCACGATCTTAAAGATGCACAGCCAGTACTTGATGAAGTAAATACTTGCGATATTGCAATTATACATTCATTCCCAACACGTAAAAATGGAAAGTATATCGATCGTTTCCGTGAATTTGTTGAAGGCATTGGAGATCCAATCATTGTAATGCACGACCATGCTATTACAAAGAACACTATTAACAGACAAACACAAGCCGCTGAGTTGTTTTCTCTAGCAGACATTGGTGTTACACAATCATTTGAAGGTTACTCTAACGAGGGTTATCTACACACTGATCCAGGCCTTGAAGGTCGACTAATGGAGAATCCAATATGGGTTCGCACTGGTGAATACGACAAACATCGTGCATCCCTTGAAGATCGTAAAAAGCACTTTATGTATATGGGTCGTATGTCAACACTTAAAGATCCGGGTATGATTTGTCGTATTGAACCACATTTAAATAATGACTGGGATTTAACTTTGATGGGTTGTGAACGTTCTATCTCATCTATTGGAAATCCAAACTCTAAAACTCTTGCCACTGATCCAGCACCTTACCATAAATCATATCAACCAAAGATTAAATTTATTGGCACAAATTCTGCAGGCGAACACTATGAACCAGCTAAAGAAAAAGAAAAGACTGGTACCACGATTACAGCATATGATAGTTACAAATATGATTTTGGAATGAATCAACTTGGTAGTTCTATGGCAGCTTGGTGTGGATATCGTCTAGGTAATCCAAAAGAGTATGGCCATCGTATGGAATATACTGTAATTGAATCATTCCTTTTATCTCTTCCTGTTATTAGTAAGCACTTTGCTGAAAACGCAGTATCACCTGAAGGTAAAAAGTGGGGTGAATACTATGGTCCACTAATATCTGAAGCAACATGTGAAGAAGAGTTAGCAGCAGAATTAAATAGAATCTATGATAACAAAGAAGAATGGATTACTCGTACAAAAGCTTGCCAAGAATTAGTTTATAACTTTAATGATATTGAAGTGCTTGGTCCTAAGTTCTTAGATTTTGTGTTGACAAAAGGAAAAAGACGTGATAATATAGACTTTATGGATAGGATTTCAAGTTATTTTCCAAGTGCAAAACAACGACGTGAAGCTGGTGAGATTATTGTATCAACACCAAGCAGTGTATTAAATGAAAAAGCATACACACTTGTAGATGGCAGACAAAATGAAATCAAAGAACCTAAAGAAACAGGTCCTACACTTGAGGGATTTTTTTAATGTATCATAAACGTATTGTAGTAGATTTTGACGACACCTTAGCTTTCCATCAAAACCGTAAATTTGATCAAGCTTTACCAAACAAGCCTCTTATTACGAAGCTAAACAAGCTGCATGCTGATGGTTGGCAAATTGATATTTTTACAGCTCGTGGTTCTATATCATGTAAAAATCGTGAAGATGCTCGTGATAAGTATGAAACAAACATGCTTAAATGGTTGAATAAGCACAAAGTAAAGTTTAATATGCTCTCATTTGATAAACCATTAGCAACTTATTATATCGATGATAAAGGTATTATGCCTGAAGATTTTATTGAAGTTGATATTCGTGAACTTGAAGGTGGATTATCTGGTGGTGAAATATATACCGATGGTAAAGTAGTCCATAAGCAAGATAGTAATGCTCATGAAACACGGCTTTGGTTTGAAAGAGCTGAAAAGATTGGTATTAAAACACCTGCTATTCATCGTGTTGTTGGTGAAACAATTACTATGGATTATATTGATCACGATGAAAACTTCTTTAAAGAAAACTTTTGGATGGCTTTAGCTACAGTTCAAACACAGTTAGATAAAATGAAGAAATTAAAGCCTGTTGATAATAGATCTTATGTAACGTTTAGTAGTTATATTGATCGTATTGAAGAACATGCACAAAATTCTGGCCAGAAAAAACTGATGGACGTAGCAGCAAGTTTAAAGGGTTATAAAATAAAGCGTAGTTATTCGCATGGTGATTTTGGCATTAAAAACATGTTATTCAATAATTGTGATATGCATTTAATGCATTTAATTGATCCAATTTATGGCGTGTTTGGTTCTACTGAATTAGATGCTGCAAAGTTTTGCGCGAGCCTGCTTATTAACGAGTACCCGAACAAACTATTTAGTCGATCTTTAAATTATTTGGCTATGGCAAATGATATAAATAGAAGTATGCTGGTATCGTTGGTAGCAGCCGAAGTGACTAGGGTGTACAAATATCACCCTAACAAAGATTTTATTATGGAGTGTATTGATAATGTTTACAAACAAAGCTGAGATAGCAAGAAAAGTTGGTAAGTCTGTTGAAGAAGTAAGAATTGGTTTTACCTGTTCTACTTTTGATTTATTACATGCTGGTCATATTGTAATGCTACAAGAAGCTAAAGAGCTTTGTGATTATCTCATTTGCGGGTTATTAACCGATCCTACGGTTGACCGTCCTGATTCAAAAAATAAACCAATCCAAACTCCGTTTGAACGATATGTTCAATTGGCGGGTTGTCGTTTTGTTGATGAAGTCATTCCATTCAGTACAGAACAAGAAATCGTTGATATGATTTTAACTATTCAACCACACATTAGAATCGTTGGCGAAGAATATAAAGGCACAGATCATACTGGTGTTGGCTTATGTTCTATTCACTATAACAAACGTAAGCACTCGTTTTCATCTACAGATTTAAGGAATCGTGTAGTAGAAGCAAGTGCAGGAGAAAATAAATGACTTATACATACGCATCCATCGTACCCTTAATTGGTGGTGAAACTCTCGCAATGCAAAGCGTTTTTGGTAAACGACCAGAGTATATTTTATCTTATGATGTGTTTGCTGGTAACGATAAACACTTATTAGAATATTATAATTATGAAGTACCGTATCATGTTTTAGACAAAGATGATATGTCAAAGGTTAACCTTGAACAGGTGGACGTAGTTAATACTGTATGTCCTTGTGCTGG